TGACGAAATTCGTATTCCGAGAGAACTGTTCGAGGCTACTGTTCATGGGTTAAAAAAAGGAGCTAAAAATAGCGAAAAAATAAACCCCGAATTTAGTCGCGGACTGTCATGGGCTACGGATGTGTTGAAGGGATTTGTAGAAGAACATGGAGAATTTGTATGTCAGAAATAAATTCGTTTTTTATCGCTGGCGAAGTGCAAGCGAAGCAAAGACCTAAATTTAATGGGCGATTTGCTTATACTCCGAAAGAAACAGTGTCGTATGAAAATCTAGTCAAGTTACAATATCAGGAACAATGCGGGAACTATAGATATCCTGATGACGTTCCGCTTATTGTTGCAATCTTCGCGCATATTGAACCACCGCAATCAGCGTCCAATATCAAAAAAACTCGGATGCTAAATCAAGTGGAATATCCACTCAAGAAACCTGATGTGGATAATGTCGCAAAGATTATACTGGATGCACTAAACGGCATTGCGTATAGAGATGACAAGCAGGTAGTTACATTGATTGTTAAAAAGTCATATGCCGGAGAAAGCGGTGTTGGCGTAACTATTTCAGAAGTGGAGGCAAAAAATGAGTGAGTTCAAGGTTGGCACCAGAGTGGAATGTAAAGCGTTTGGCAAAGGAACAGTAATTGGATATGACGAGACAGATACGTCATATTACATCAAAGTACAATTTGACAACGGAAGAAACGTTAACTGCTCAAAAGATGGGTATATTGAATTTACTAAAAATTGTCCACCGTACACGGTTAAGGCTATAACCGAAGAATGTAAAACGGATAAAATCAACCCGAACTATTACAAAGGGAACATCGAATGTATCGAAGCTATCAAGGCTAGTATGACATGCGAAGAGTATAGAGGTTTTTTGAAAGGACAGGTCATGAAATACACATGGCGATACAGAGAGAAGGGCGGTGTTGTCGATTTACAAAAGGCAGGGTGGTATCTCGACAAACTTGTAAAAGAACAGTCTCTTGATGAAGTACGGCATATGCCTATGAATGAAAAATGAAGTGGGATAAAGTAAATCGCTATTGCTTCACTCCTGCTAGGCACTATGGATATACAGCAGTTTCGTTAGAGTTGATTACGCCCAATGACAAGATGGATGAACTAAAGAATCTACTCGAATCCGACAAGTGCATAGTGGAAGCTAGAAAGTTAAAAATCAAGCGATCTCTATCGGCAAATGCTTATTGCTGGGTTGTGTGTGACGCATTAGCAAAAGTGCTACATTCGACAAAAGAGGATGTATATCGGACGGCAATACGAAATGTTGGAGTATGGGACACGATAGCGGTCAAGCCGTTTGCTTACGACTTTTTCCGCAGGAAATGGGAAAGCCACGGAATCGGGTGGTGTGTGGAGATCGAAAGTAAGCATCGGGACTACTGGGAAATTCGAGCTTATACGGGTTCGAGTTTATACACGAAAGAGCAAATGTCCCGGCTGCTTGAGTGGCTAGTTGAAGAAGCGGAACGGCAACACTTAGATGTAAAAACACCCGAAGAAAGGAAGAAGCTCATAGATGAGTGGGAAAGAGAACGCTATGAAGATTGACAAGGAAGAACGAATTAGGCTTACTCCTGTAGGGTATAAAGCAATTTGCGCCATGGTGGACAAAAGAGCAAGCCGTGACGGTTATCCTCGATGTGAGTGGTGCGGTAAATCTATTGGGAAAATGGATCATCACCATATTCGCTACCGTTCAGAGTACGGCAGCGATACGTTAGAGAACCTAATCCTTCTGTGTCGAGATTGTCATGATGTGTATGCACATGGAAAGAAAAAGCACCTTTACCAAAAGGAATTTATTGACTGCCGAATGGATGCTGAACCCATCAAGACATGGAATATCGTTCATCAGAATGAAGCGCAAGCTATCTATAAGAGATACGCTAAACGAACGCTAGGGGGTAAAGATGGAGAAGCTTGGCGTTTATCCTGGAGATAGGGCAACTTTAAAAAACTGGTGTAAAAGAAGAGTTATTGCGGGGGAGTAAAAATGATTACATACCGGGGGATGCACGCAAATACCGTTGAAGAAGCGTTAACCCTTTTCGGAGAGGCAGAAACTGTATACATCGCTGCAAATTACGATCCGTTCATAGCGGAGGCTAGACACCATGCCAGAATCCGAAAAGTGAAAGAACTCATGCAGAAGGAAGTTTTCGGGTATCAGATAGTAGATAAAGATTGGGCTTACAAAGGAGAAAAGTATCACGATCATCACATAGATTTATATTTGTAAGGAGTGGTTAATGTGTTTAAAACTAAAAAATACCCAACAATGAATCATGTGAGACATTTACTTCGAGAAGCCGGGTATTTTGTAAGGTATATGCAGCCACTTCATTCGGAAAAAAGATTTTTAATGAAGTTGCGCGCGATGAAATGTAAAAGGAGGAAACTTAAATGAATATCATTATCGGAAGCGATATGTATTTGTGCCACCCGAAAGTTATTAAGTTTGCAAAAGTTGGACTGTTTAGACAGACCGTCCTCATGGTGGATGGAAATGTCATCAAGAAATACAAAAACGAAGAGGAATTAAAAAAGGACAAGGAGCTACTTTCGTTCACGATCGGATTGTCTGAACCTGTTTGTGTTCTCAAAGGAGGAAATGAAAATGAATAATGTAAAAAATGTTGGCGAAGGCAGATTTTTCAAGGTTGTAAAAGGTTGCCCATTTGTTGTACGACTGCCCGAACGCAGCACAAAATATTCTGCCGGATATGATTTCTTCTGCCCGTATCCAGTTGCAATTGCGCCGGGACAGACGATCAAGATTAAGACGTGGGTAAAAGCTCGCTTTCCACGAGGTGAGTTCTTAATGATTTGCGATCGCTCGTCTTTTGGAATTAAGAAGCATCTTACAATTCCAAACGGCGTAGGCATTATTGATAGTGATTATTACGGAAATGAAAATAACGATGGCAATATCATTGCTGCGCTTTATAACTTCGGACAAGACCCTGTACAGATTAACACCGGGGATAAAATTTGCCAAGGCATCTTTATTCCGTTCAAGGTCACAGATGACGATACAGCGACTGGTGAACGTACTGGCGGAGTAGGAAGCACGGGAGTGTAATTGACGCCGATCTTGGCGGTAGAAAAAATCATGAATTTTCAAATTTTCGCTGCTAATTTTTTTGCTATACGAAGTCAAAAACATGCGATTTTAGACAATAAATCACTTTACAAATCAAGCAAAATGTAGTAATATATTTACGGTAAAGGGAATAGTTAGTAAATGGGAGGAAACCAGATACGCCTACAAGGAATGGAAAGCTCGCTACCACAAGGAAGGCTCGGTGTTCGCATTCATCTACAGAGAATATGAAGAGTCCCGTGACAATGGAAACGAAGATCTGAATTTCCATAACTACATTGACAAGACCGAAAGCTGCATCGCCTGCCTCAAGGAAAACGGAGTGAAGCGCTTCACCTTTTCCTCCGGCTGGACGGGAGCGATCGGAAATGCATGGGAACTACAGAAAGCCGGATGCCGGATGGTCGGAATGAAAGAGGTTAAGGGAAAAACTGACCCATGGAGCAGAAAACAGGAAATTCTTCCTGCTTTGGTTTTTGAAATCAACTGAGGTGAGATATGTAATGAGCGACTACAGGGAACATATCGAGAATAGTAAGAAGTCGATCGTTTCTTTCAGCGGTGGTAAAGATAGTACGGCGATGTTACTCATGATGTTAGAAAGGGGAATGAAAATTGATTACATCCTCTTTTGTGATACCGGGATGGAGTTCCCGCAGATGTACGAGCATATCGAGCGCGTCAATGCGTATATCGGAGAGAAGTACGGGAAAATGGTGACGGTGCTGAAATCGAAGAACAGCTTCGAATACGGTTTGCTTCACATCCTTCGGAAGAAAGGAAAGCGAGCCGGGATGCATGGATACGGGTGGTCATCAATGAAGCAACGTTGGTGTACATCGATGTTAAAGCGCGAACCGGTGCAGAAGTTTATGAAAATGCATAGGTTCAATCGGGCGAACACGAAGCTTTATATCGGTATCGCCGCCGATGAGCCGAAACGTGTGAAAGCCGATGTTTATCCCTTGTTTGAATGGGGAATAACAGAGGCACAGGCACTCAAATACTGCTACAAACATGGATTCGATTGGGGGGGCTGTACAAAGAGCGCACGCGCCTCTCTTGCTGGATCTGCCCGTTACAAAGTGTGCGAGACTTGAAGCTCCTGTATCGGGATTTCCCCGATTTGTGGGCGGAGCTGAAACGCCTGAATGATGGCGTGATTCGCAACAACAAAGAAGAGTGGCAAGGAGTTCTGTATGAATTTAAGCAGATGAAGAGTACAGACAATACGCTGGCGCAATGGGAAGCACGGTTTAAAAAAGAGATTGAGTTCGAGAAGCGAGAAACGAGTTTGTTCTGATGATTGTGCGAAGGAGAATCAAGCAAAAAATGCGGAAGTATCCGAAGTGGATTAAAGACGAGGAATATGTTGAACGTGCGATGGAAAAATTTGCTAATCACAAAGCACGAGTAGTCCTCAATAATGAGCGGCTGTTTATAATTGATTGGCAATGGGAAAATGGCGATGCCGTAAATGAAATGCGGTACATTTTGGATAAAGAGCATGGGGTATTTACACTGTACGGAGATTTAGGAGAGGCTATTGCTTACTTTAGCTATCGTGTTGAAGTTGAAGATT